GTTTGGAGAAGAGTTACACTCCCTCTCCTTATTGAACGCGGTCAACCTATTCGTAAATATAATCATATTCCAACGGACGCTGATAAACAGTGGTGGAAACAGAAGCATCTTCTTGCTTGTGTCCATCCTACTAGTTATCAGTGGTCCTACGGGATACATTCTAGTTCTACTCAGGACATTCCGACTGATTTGTATCATAATTGTCCTAATGCTCTTGCGAAAGATATCATTTCCCAATTACAGGAACGATTTTCTTACCATCAATTGAACATCCAGAATCTCTGGGTTCAAAAGATTTCGCAGAGCAGGATTGAATGTAGTAAAAGTCAGGTTGAAGAGTTAACTTGGGATATTCATGTCGATGACATTGATATTCCTTGTACAGATCAGGATTGGACCGTGGAACTTCAGTTCCCGTCCACTCCTCCATCAACTCAACCTATCGTAAAAGCTGTAGCTCTTTCTGAACCCCTTAAGGTTCGAATGATTACAGCTGGTGAATCGGATTGTAAAGTTTTACAACCGTTTCAACAGGCCCTATGGAAGTATTTATCTGAACAGCCTCAATTTTGTTTAACCGACGGAGTAAAATCCCCTTGGTCAGAACATGAGACTTTTGCAGATGATACACTTCCATGGATATATCGTATTGAAACAATGATCAGAGAAATTCGAGATCGTGGAGACCCGGATAAAGCCTTTTGGCTTTCCGGAGATTACACGTCAGCGACGGATAACTTTCCAATGTCGGTAACAAGTGCCCTTATCAAAGGCATTTTATCCGAGATTGACCACAAACCTACCCGTGACTGGGTAGAGTGGGAAGTTTCCTCACACAAAATTCAGTATCCCGGTGGTAAATCGGGAATACAGACTTCTGGTCAGCTGATGGGTAGCCTTTTGAGCTTCCCTCTTCTCTGTTTTCTAAATGATTACATTGTTTCATATAGTGGATTCAATAAATTTTCTTATCTCATCAATGGTGACGACGTTGTCGCCTATGGTGAACTAGAAAAGATTCAGACGTGGAGGGAGCAAGCTCCCCTCGTAGGTTTGAGTCTTTCTTTGGGAAAGAATTTTATTGATCGTGATTTTTGTACTGTGAACTCTCAACTTTTTTATCAGGGAGATGTATTACACACTGGAAAGGTTTCATGCCAGACCAGAGTGGGTGCATCCCTGAGTTATTGTTTTGAGGAGACCCAATTCTATTGGGGCTCAGATGATTGGGTGAAATATGAATTCCTTAAGAGAAATCTCTTGGAACTTCGTAAGACACCTCGTTCTCTTCATGTTTCAAAAAGTAAAGGAGGATTAGCTCTTACCGATACTTTTATAAGTACAAAAATTAAATACGATATGGGACTTATGAAGAAGATCTACCTTTTTGATTTCCTCAAAAAGTTTAATTCTTCTGAATTGATCCCTGGTACTACCATTCGGGCGGTACCAATACCTGTTTTACGAGGATCTTGTTCCCTTAGTCAGAATTATAGGCTAAGAGGACAAGAGACAATGAACCGACTTCGGTCTTTCCTTCCCCCAAAATTGGAGGAGGAAGCAAAGGGGTCGGATCTTACATTCGGACAACTAAATGGTTTCTATAAAAAGGTCAATGAGACCTATTCTAATGAAGCCAAAGATAAGATACAAAAATTGATCACTCACGGAAAATACCATTTAAAGAATTTTCCTCCTCTCAATTTAATTGAGATTGAATATGTCTTTGTCCAAACTGGACAGTCACGGTCTGCTTTAAAGAAGTCTCAAAACTTATGTCTTGAGTTACTTCTTCAGGTTATTGTTAAACCTGATGTAGACCCCTATGAATTCATAGGGGGAGACCTGACAGACTTAGACTTCTCTCATGAATGGGAGAAGTGCAAAGAAATATTCTTGGATAAGAACCTCCTTATGGATGGTCCGAGTGATCTAAGTGACTTAGATCTTACACACGATGTAGCAGAGTGGTATGATGATGTAAATCAAAATGTAGAACTCCAAGGTTTTCCGGGTTATTCCCCGTTACCTTGTCAAAGGAGTTTTGCAGATGAATTTATGTCATCATTGGCACTTGAAAATACAATTGAAATCGAAATTGAAACAGAACAAACAAAAAGTGATTTGCCCTTCTAGGGCTGCAGTGATTAACGATCACTGAGAAACTAATGGTAAAAAGCTATTAGTTTTGTCTAGAAGGGATATATTCTATTTCTTGCAAAGAAAATTAAGATAACCCTCATTATCAAAAAGAGATAAAGAGATATCTCTTCTCTATTTTACCAGAGCGATGGATCGCCTTATATTGGACACAATAATTGCCAAATAAAGGAACTAAAGATGGTAGAATATGAGAGAGACTTCAAATGAAACATTTGACTGAGGTTATGTATCTAACTTTTGGAGAGCCCGGATCTTTCGAGATACCGGTATCCGGATATTAGATATTCTTAATTCTTT